GATGAAATGCAGCATCTCACCTGGCAGATGATAAAAGAAGTGAAGGTTTTGCGGAAGGCTAAATATGGTCATAAAGGGGTTACTTAGGCACAAGATCAGGAGTATCTTTTTCTATATTCATCAACTTCATCCTCGCAATTTTGTTTATGCTTGTAGGAAGCCGATAAGGGCTTTTGGTTGGTTTTGGAGAGATAAGTATAAGTAATTCTCTCAGAAAAGGGGCAGGGTCAATGTATTCCGGCGGGAAAATTTTTATAATATTTTTATAAATGAGCATACCTAAACTTAACCAAGCGGCTTAGCTGGCCGATGGGATTGGGGAGACACTCTTCATACTGGTGGCTGGCAATGGCTAAATGCCAGACCAAGCGGAAGGAATTGGAGGAGAATTATCCTTCTTACTGGATAAAGGCATATGAAGGGTTTGAAGGTCATAACTAATTCCCGTAATGGGTTCAGGGTTATAACGCTCCATTATTCGGCCAATCCTGAGAAAGCGACCCCTGAGTGGAAGGCGAGGACTAAGAAGGGGATGCCTGATCATGGTTGGATGAGGGAGATGGAGATTGATTATGGGGCAATGGGGGGTCAGCTTATTTTCCCTCAAATGCGGGAATATGAAGAGAAGATTATCTGTCAACCGTTTGATGTCACACATTTCAGGAAATGTGGGAGTATTGATTATGGGGGTTCCAGGTCACCGTTTAGTTTTCATGTTTATATGGTTGACTATAATGATAAAAAATATGCTATTTGGGAACATTATAAGATTGACCCTTATTTGAGGAATCATGCAGAGGCGATTAAGACCTGTCCTTATTTTGAGGGATTGGAATATATAACCATCGATCCTGCTTGCAATGCCAAGTTACCTCAGAAGGAGAGGGGACCGACCTCGATAATACAGATTTTGGCAGAGGAGTATAAGATTTACACCATATTGGGGAATAACAATCGGGAGGCTGGGAGGCAGAGGATAGCTGATTGCTGGTATAATTTGGAGGAAGAGGAGCCTTTTTTCTATATCTGGCCGAATTGTGTGAATATGATTCGGGAGTTTAAAAATCTGAGATGGCCGGAGGAGATGAAGGATGATGTGGTGGGGGATGACCATGCTTATGATGAGTGTAGGTATTTCTTTATGAGCAGGCCCCAAAGGAGTGTAAGGGAAGAAATAGATAACAGACCCCGCTGGTTGAGGGAGCAGGAACGGGAGCGAACGCAGGGGATAGCTCAGTTGTTTTAAGTGGAAGGAGTATATCATTTTCTTTGAAGTCAGGTCAAAATACAAAAGAGATCAAAGCAAGGCTCTGATTATACAGAGGTTGATAAATTCTTTCTGTGAGGAAATGTTGCAGTCCCCCTCTGAAAGGTGGGAATCAGCACAAAGAGAAGTTCGACCTTCTAAGAAAATGAAGCGGTATTTAGCAAATAGGGAGATTTACGAATGGGGGTTTCATAGCCAAGACTAAGAAGAAAAGGACACGGACAATGGCAATCTCAATAAGAAGCTATTGCTGCCAAAAAGATAGCTGGGAGGAAGAAAATATGAAAGTTGCAGTTCTTTGCACACTACCAGAAGTGAAGGGGGAAGAGGAAGATAAGATAGAAATGGATAGGATAAAAACGGTCTTAAAAGAGGCTGAGTTTAGTTGGAAGGTAGGATTAAAGAAGTGGGTATGGACTGGAGATCACCTGGTAGTTGCCCATCCATTTGAGCGTGCCAGGAGTCTGGGAGGCAATCCTGAGCTTTATCTGGAGACCAGCGGGAAGTTTAAGGATAAGATTAGAGTGGATAAAGCCAGTTATGCCTCCTGGGAGCAGTTCCCTGTTAATACGGTAGCCAGGGAATTGGGCAAAAGAATTACAGGTTAAATATATTAAAAGCACACTGACTACGGCTTGGCGACCTGTCAGTGTGCCTAAAAGGGAACGCTTGAGTGAATATTTGCATAATTTGTATCCCCTTTGTTATTAAGGTAACATTTAAGCGTTCCCCTGTCAAGGGGAAATTTGGAAGAATTTGAGTTAATAAAGCAGATACAGAAAAACCGCACTTCAGGGAAAACAGCACGGGAGAAATACAGCGATGAATGGGATAGATGCTATGATTACTATGAAGGTAGTCAAACTCCCAGCGGATTGCCAGAATACGCCAAATATTTCTGCCTGAATTTAATCAGGAAGCGATTGGATAGCATTCTGGGAGCTCTGTTGCGGTTCAAATATACTGCCGTGCTCAAGCCCAGAGGGGATGAGGATATTCCCAAAGTAGATTTCTACAAGAAGATTGTAGAATATATTCTTGACCGCACCAAAGCCTGGGTAGAGGAGACAAAGGCTATTTTCCAACAGTATATGGTCGGTATTGGCTGGATACAGATTTACTGGGACAAGGACAAAAGTCCTCTTGGTGATATTACCTGGGCAATGAGAGATGCATATACTATTTGGTTTGACCCATATGTGAAGAGAGAGGATTTATCAGATAAACGTTGGATTGGGCGGGAGGAGAGATTTACAGTAGAAGATATTAAGCTATTATGGCCCGGCAAAGCCAATCTTGTCATAGCAAATGATGTAGATACATTAGAACCATTGCAGGAAGCCAGTGGAGCAGAGGAAGAAGATCGAGCTACCGTCATTGAATATCAGTATTATACCGAGGATAAGAAGAAACTTTATTACAAAGATGGGGAACTTGTTGAAGCCCCTAAGAAATTAACAAAGAAAGAAGCCAGCCAATACGATATTATTGAGAAGATTGAGCGAACTTATTGGAAAGCCCATATGTGCGGCGATGTATTGCTGGATAATGAGCCTACTGACCTGAGCCGCTTTGATCTTATCCCTTTCTATCACGCTAAGCGTAAAGATAGTTCTTATCCCATCGGAGAGGTAGAGAATTGGACGCACTGGCAGGATTTGATAAATGTTTTTTACAGTCTCCTGCTCAATTATGTGGCCAGATCAGGGAAATTGACAGGTGTTGTTGAGGGGGGCACAAGGGAGTTTGTTGATACTTTGCGTAAGGATGTGGCTGAGCCCGGTGGCATTGCCTGGGTTCCTACTGGGGCATCTTTCAAGCCCTGGGTGGCTCCTCCTCTTCCCAGTGCTTTTGATGTAGTGTTAAAGGATTTACGCAATGCCTGGGACGATTTGACAGCTTATTATGATGTTCAGCGAGGCGAAACTCCCTGGGCTGGTATTTCTGGGAAAGCTATAACTCAACTTCAGCATGCTGGTTCTTTGGCTTATGTTTTGGGCGAACATCATATCAACAACTCCATAACTACCTGTGGACGCTTAATGCTTGAGTTAATCGGCAAGCATATGACCGTAGAGCAAGCCTGGCGATTAACCAGCAATGAGGGTTTAACCCCCGTTAATCAGTATCTTGGAAAAGCAGGGGAGTTATCGCCAGAGGAAAAGAATCAACCAATGATAAGTCAGAGAGAAAATTCAGAAACTGGAGAGATCGAATATTATCTGAATGATTTGAAGGATATTGCCCAATATGACCTCAAAATTGAGGTGGATTCGCTCAAAGAGCAAACCAAAAGGGAAAAAGAGGAAATGGCCATAGCCCTTATTCAAACGAATGCTGAGGATGGGAAACCACTCGTTGATCGTGAATTTGTCCTTAACTCTCTGGGAATTGCAGAGAAAAACCGCATAATCCAGCGGATGCGTGAGACCGATCAATTGATGCAGATGGGTCAAATGGTATTGAAAAATCCATTTCTTATGGAGTTGATACAAAATCCTGAATTGATGGCCCGCATACAACAGGCAATGGGGGCGGGGCCACAGGGAGGTATGTAAATGCCTGCAAAAAGTAAGGCTCAGAGGCAAGTAATGGGGATCGCAGAGCATCACCCCGGAAAACTCTACAAGCGTAATCGGGGATTGAGAAAAATGACCAAAAAGCAACTTCACGATTTTGCTTCCACCAAGGAGAAGAAGTTGCCCTATAAAGTAAAGAAAGCTAAAAAGAAAGGTAGGAGAAAGAGGAAGAGATAATGGCAAGGAAGAAAGCCAAAAGGAAAGGGCCACAAAAGGGATTTGCGGCGATAAAGAAGTATCAAGTCAGCAAACTCAAAAAGCGTGGCGGCAAAACCGTTGGTGGCAAGACAATCCGCAATCCCGAAGCTTATGTGGCAGCTGGTCTCAGGCGGACTGGGATTGCCAAATATGGTGAAGCGGAGATGATCCGCCGTTCGGTGAAAGGCCGGAAAAAGGGAAAGAAAAGAAAGTAAACAACAGGTCAAATTTTGTTTTTAACCCACAAGGTCAAATAAGAAGGAGGCCACACAATGGCAAAGAATAGGTTCGAGATACTTAGAGATGGGGGGGACCTACAAGAAGAACCCCAGGACACTCTAACCGGGGAAGAAGAACAACCTGCTCCTGATGGTGAGGGTGGAGAGAGTGAGGGCAATGTAGAGGTTGGCGGAGAAGGGAAGGAAACTCCACCGCCAGAGGAATGGGTATATGATAGCCCAACCTCCCGCTATCGCACTCTGGAGGAGATGAAGACAGGAGTTGCGGTCAAGGATAATTATATCGAGCAACTAAAGGCGGAGAAACAAAGGCTTGAGGATAAGATTCTCGGCTCAACTGTTTTGCCTCCACCTCCAGTAAAGGAGCCAGAGGGAGAAATCCCCGATTTGGACTTAGACCCACAAGGTTATGTGAAGTATCAGGAGAGAATTATCGGCGCGTTGGAGAAGAGGCTTGACGGTTTAACAGCAAGCCAGGAAGAGCTGAGCAGGAATATCATATATAAACTCCAGGAGGATGCTTTTCTTAATTCTCCTAAAGGAAAGGAATATGTACGGGGTTCTACTTTGGAAACTTCCAATCAAGCTTTTCGAGAACTTCTCCAGACTGTCAGAGACAAGATAGGGATAATCAATGGATACTATCCACCCGACTGTCTGTATACGGCCCACCTTATCCGCACTGCTCAACAGCAAGAAAAGAGGCTTCGAGAGGCGGTTAGTGCGGGACGGAAGGAAGGGGCAGCCAGGGTAGCCAAAGAGATTGCAGGTTCTCAGCGTGGGCCAAACACAATGCCCGCCACTGGTGGACAAAGGACTACCGGGCTGACGCCAGAGCAAGCAGCGGAAATGTCCCCAGAACAGTTAGCCAAACTCTCTCCTGAAAAACTACAACGATTAGCAGATGGGAAAACAGTTTAGAAACGGGGTGATTTTAAATGGCTGATACAAGCTTAAATAGCACTTTAGTCCAGAAATTATGGTCTAAGTTGCTATTACTACAAGCCAAGCAATATTCCTTTATGGAGAAATTCAGCGGGAAGACCGAGATGGACTTTCTGTTTGAACCCCCTGATATTTCCGGGAAGATGGTTGGGGATACTGCTTATATCCCGCTGTTGAGAGCATTAACTGGTGCTGGTGTGATGGATGATGCCGATACTGAAGGACAGGAAGAGTCCCAGGTTTATTCGGGCACTTCTATGACCTTCCATCAGTATGCCCATCAGACCAGATTGAAGGGTGAGTTTGAGGAATCAAAAACAGCCCTTCTGTTGAGAACCAGTGCCAAAACACAGTTAGCTGATTGGATGGCCCGTAAGCGGGATGCTCTGGCTATTGCCGGAGCACAGGTCAATGCTGCTATAGCCGATATTGATGATGCTGCAGCTATTTCCACTCAGCTTAATATCGTCTTCGGTGGTGCTGCCGATGATTGGGATGCTCTCACTTCGGGAGATGTTTTAACTGTTGATCTGATCAGGAAGGCCAAGCGGTATGCTTTGCTCAGGGGTCTAAGACCAGGGAGAACCCCTGAGGGGGGCGAGCATTTGCTTCTGCTTATATCGCTTGAGCAGGAATACGATCTGGTCAAGAGCGCCGGGTGGAATGAGGCTCAGTTGCATGCCAATGTGAAGGGTCCAGATAATCCTATTTTCACCAATAAATTGGGCATGGTGGACAATGTGATTATTCATACCCATCAGGTGACTATCAATGGTGGGGCTGCTGGGACTTTCTTGCTCAATGAGGATAAGGGCACTCACCGCAACATTCAGGCACTTCTTCTGGGCGCTCAGGGAGTGGCATTCGCCTATTCCAAACTCCCCGATTGGAAGGAAAAGCTCTTCCAGTATGGGAGAAAGTTCGGTGTCAGCACTGCGGTTATCATGGCTGCCACCAAACCAGTTATCAATCTGGGGACTGAAGCTGTTCCTGTTAATCGGGATTATGGGATGTGTTATGTTTGCACAGCAGCTACAAAGGTAGGAGGTTGATAATGGGACGGAGTAAGTGGAAGTTTGTCATAGTCCTGTGTCTTGGTCTCCTGTTTTTTGCTGGGGCGAGCATAACACAGGCGAGAGTCTTCAGGAATACAGCGGTGTGGTCAGTAGGGGCCGCTGATTCAACCTGTCTTGTAGCTACCGATTCTGATACTACACAGGCATTCCCTCTATTTTTTGATGAGGCATTTGTCAACAAGCAGGGGATTGCAGTGACAGCCAATGTGGTTAATGATTCTACCCACCTGACCCATGTTTTTCAGGTATCAGAGGGTCAGACTTACTGGCAGACCATCGCCAGCGTTTATCCCTTAACTGATATAGCTACCAGTGCGGGGAAATTCCAAAATATGAGGAATGCTACGCTGACGAATGTTCCTCCAGCAAAGTGGTGCAGAATTATCACCACTCAAACTGCTGCTGCTGCTGAATCGGTCTGGGTATGGCTTTCTATCACGGGCCATTTCCTGAAGTCTGAACAATAATAGAGGATGGGGAGGGTTTGTTTGTATTCAATAAGCCCTCCCCTATCTCTATCAGAATTGAGGTTGCTTTGACCCATAAGGAAATTAGAGATACAATAAAGGCTGATTGTCCAACCTTGAAAATGGGGAGTGGTTTTGATACTCAGTTAACTGGGTGGATCAATCGTGGCCAGAATGACATAGCGAAGAGAACTGGTTGTGTCCAAGTTATCCTACCGCTGAAAACTGATACTGGTGTCCGTCGTTATGATATTCCTTCCCAAGTGCGAAAAGTTACCGAAGTTTATTACGGCCCCAACCTGTTACAAAAAATCAATTATGATTCTATTGATTTTTCCTCTACCAGCACTAATATCCCTACCAAATATGCTATTAAGGGAAGACAAATCTATCTTGTTGAAGCCCCCGATTCCGCTTCCATATTGAAACTTACGGGGACAAAAGAAACAGTAGACCCGCTGAAAAATAATGATGATAAATCTCTTGTTACTATCAAATATGCGGAAACTTTGATTTTCTTTGTAAAATATATGGCCCATTTATACAGAAGAAAATATGATGAAGCAACTTTATATAAGGCGGAATATGAGAAGAGTGTGAAAGAGATAATGGGAGATGATTTGGATGCAGATGGGATTCTAATTGCCGATTGGCCTGCAGTGGGAGCTTGGCTATGACAGTTCTGGAAATGCTCACCGAAATTGGGGATAAGTTAGACGATCCCAAGGGTGATAGATTTAATCCTACTAAGAAACTGGAGTTTCTGAATCAGGCACAGGATCGGTTGATTATTCTATTGCTTGTTTTCAAGCGAATTGGCCTGGGGCGAGAGGATTTGTTGGGAGTTTTATCGATTGTTTCATCCGAAGTTACACCTGACGCAATCACTGGGGTAGCCGCAATTCCTGATGATTTCTTTGATTATAGAAGAAATAAGAAAGGTGAGCCCATTATAGAGATAGGTGGGAAAAGAAGCAGGAGAGTGGATGCAGATTATAAAGACTGGCTTGTCAAGCCAGGTTCAACACACTATGCAAGTGAAGATAATCCAGCATATTATGAAGAAAGTGGAGGGATTATTCCCTTCCCTGTTGGCTCAAAAGTAATTTATCATTATGTAAGAAAACCACAGAGCTTTGCTGATTTAGATGAAGATGACGAATGTGAATTATCGCCTATTTTGCATCCTATTCTGGTGCAAGATGCGATCAAGACGGCTGCTGAGATTGATGGGAAAGCAAATATCGCAAATGATGCAGAGGGTAAGTACCACTTGTTAATTTATAAGCTTCTTACAGGAGCGGTATCATGGGCATAACACTTGAGGAAATAACTGAAAGAATAAAAGGGAGAATAAACGAAACTGTATCCAGTGATATTAACTTACCAGAGGTTAAATACTGGATACATTCCAAACTATTTGAAATTTTCAAAGAGTTGTTACCACATACCAAATGGCATGGAGAAAGGGTTACTCTTACCGCTGATTGGGTAAGTCGGGTTACTTCGCCTGGTGCAGAATTGACCACAAAGACCATAAATAGATTTAGTGATTTGGTAATTAACGCTTGGATAGGAGCGAATGCCTATATTTGGCGCGAAGATAACGATTTCTACATAGACAAGGTTAGTTCCAATACAGTGGATTCCATTGACATTCAATGTGTAAGCGGGATACAAGATGGAGAGGTAATTTGTATAATTAGCAAAGCTTCAAGTCAGACATTGAGCGAAATAAATTTGTCTTCTCTGGATTATTACAATCTTAAAAAAATTGTTGGCCCCGACGGGTTGATAGTAAAAGCCAAAAACGAAGAGGAACTTGATATTGTGCCTATAAATAAAACTGTATATGCCAATGAACTCCGTTGGTGGGAATATGGACGCAAGATCATTTTTGCTAAAGGAGAAGGGGCAGAATATCCTTCCTCGGTAGATGTCTGGTATAATCGCAATCCCATAAAGGCTGTGAATAATGATGATGTTCTGGATATGCCTGATGATTGGGAAGAGGTATTGATTGGTTTGGTGGCAGATGTAGCTCTGAAGAAACTGGAGGGGAAAGCTGAGGAGGCTGCAAGGCAACGGAATGAGGCACTGGGGCTTCTGAAACAGATGGAAGAGGCCAGTTTGAAAAGGGAGGCTCTGGAGAAGATGGAGGATGAGGAGGCGTGAGAGCTACTCTTAAATTTGATGGTGGCCAGAATATCTCTACCCCTGAAGAGGAACTTGCCAAGAATGAGGTTGCTCTTAGTCTCAATCTGAGTGTGAATCAGAAGCCAGGGCATCTAGTGAAAAGGCCAGATAGCAGCAAAGTCACTTACCAAAGGGCACAGGGGCTGGTTTATCTTGATGCCTCAGCCCAAATTCTGGCCTACTTTCGGTTCTATAAAAGGAATGGTGATAAATATGACCTGCTTTTTTATGACCTGGCTGGACAGAATGTCCTCAAGTGGGTGAAATATACTGCTCCCAGCCAGGGAGTTATCACCTTCCCTATTAGTGGAGAGATTGCACCTTTCTTCCCAAGTCTTGGGAATGAGATTAGAGGATTAGCTTTTGGTGATAGGCTACTTCTCACCAATGGTGTTGACCTAATGATGTTCTTTGAAGATGAGAATAGTTACGGGATAATGGAATTGACGACTCCTAATGTTGCTCCATCTGGAATAATAGAAATGGGGGCTACAGGTATTTTGCCTCCGACTCTTATAGAATATAAAGTTGCCTACTATCTTGATGGCCAACTGGACAATCTAAGCAATGCCAGTCCGACTTCGGAATTGGTAGATGGGCAATATGGATTTGAAACTAAAATAGATCATGTTACTTTAACAATTCCTATCTCCACAAATAGAAGAGTTTCAGGGAGGAAAATATACCGAAGATATAAGATCCCTGCCGCTGGGATGGGTCTTGCCGATGATGCCTTTTCGGAATGGTATATGATAAAGGAAGTTGCCGATAATACTACTACTGAGATAGTTGATAATGTTACTGAAGCGGCTCAGGGGAGTGATATAGGTTTACCTGAAAGCATTGATGTTATACCTATACCCAAATATATGGAGGAAATCAATAATAGAATATTCTACGGCAATGTTACTGTGCCAACTTCAGATGCTGAAGCTGATTTCGCCTATCGTCAAATTATTACCATTGGCAATAATGTAAGTCAAAATTTCACTAATGCGATTGTAGAGATGGTTTTGCAATGGAATAATCCGAGTGCTCCAGGCTATATCAAGTATGATGCTTTTGAGGCAAACGAAGGCAATGACATCAAACTTATGCTCACTGAGACAGGTATGGCCACGCCAATTGGATTCACAAAAACTTTTAATCTGAGTGCAAAAACAATAACTCTGAAGGCAAGAATACCAGAATTGCTGATTGGTGCAAGTGGGGCAAATATAACCTTACTTTATGGTAAAGCGGGAATGATTTCTCTTTCAAATTGGGAGGATCTCTATCGTAAGGAATTGCTTTATTTGGGTATAGTTGCTCTCTTTGATATGGACAAATACAAGGGAAGTAATAAGATTTATAATCGGGTCAGTGATAACCATGGGGCATTTCACGGAGGCGGAGGTTATATCGAATTTGGTTCTGAGGACGGCGGATATTGTGGGGGCAATTCAGCCCAGCAATTTACAGGACGACACATTCAGTTCAAATCGGGGAGTGGTATATATATAGATTTTGATAAATTAGGACTTGGAGATGCAATTGCAGATGGAACAATTGAATTCTGGTTCAGATTCCCTGACCCACCAGCCGTCTTTGATGGATATTATACACTTTTTGCCTATCGCAATCCTACTGATCCTGCTCCCCGATTGGGGATTTTGGTTCGCAATGACATTGATTATGGGCCATGTCTTGCTTATCCAGCCGATAGTTCAATCTATCTTTCTCGTGGCGATCAGATACCAGAGGTAGCCCAAATTTTTGATGGTAATTGGCATAAAATACTTCTTTCCTGGGGAACAGGAAAAGGAGTTTTTGTTCTTGATAATACGGTTTTGGATTCAAGCACATTTACCAGCTATACTTATGGAAGCGCTTGTCGATATAGTCTCGGCACTATCTATGGTGAAGTTGCCCCTGGGGCTGGTTACTGGACTACTAACTTCCATATAGACGAATTGATTATAACCAGCAGGAAGAAAACAAGCGATGAAGCACAAAAGGCTTATCTACGGGAGACCTATTTTGAGTATCTTCCTACTATCTCTTTAAGTCAACCCCCTTTTGATTTAAGCGAAAACAAACAAAGGAACAGTTATTATTGGTCTGACAAGGATTTGCCCGAAAAGATTCCAGAGATAAATGTGCAAGAAGTGGGCTCAGCAGCAGAAATTACTCAATTAAAAAAGCTAAAAAACAACCTATGTATCCTGAAGAAAAATGAGGTTAGGTTACTAAACAATACCGAAATGGCAGTGGAATATTGGAACTTATCTAATAACCTCACTGGCGATGTAAAGAATCTTGGTCTGATAGCTCCCGATAGTCTGGATTCAATAGAGGGGGCAATCATTGGTTTGGCTCCTCTGGGGTTATTTATTTATGACGGCACTGGTTTTCTCTATCCTGGGAAAGGGAAATTGGATGAATACTTGAGAAAATTACCACAAGCCACTCTTGAAGTGGCTAAAGGGATCTATTACCCCAAAAGACGGGAATATTGGCTTTTTGTCAACAATCGTCTTTTTATTTTTGATCTTCCCTCTGGTAAACTAACGGAATATACGGGGATCGAGCCTACTCACTTTGCAATATGGGAAGATGACAATGGGGAGTTGGTCTGGACTGATAAAAACGATTTCAAGATATACAAGATATTAGAGGATTTTGACAGTGATAGGATAAATGAGATAGCCATAGATTGTAAAAGCGGAGTTGTTAATCTCTGGCAAGCTCAATTTCAAGCGATGCGACTAAGATTTAATGGCGGGGAGAAAGTTGATGTAAATGTGGATATTGATGGTGATCCCCACAATTACGAATATCTGGATGATGATAAAAAGAAGCCTTTAAAATTAGGTTCTCAGGGTGAAGCTATTCAATTTGAAATAACAGAGAGTAGCGTAAAACCATTGGAGATAAAGGATATGGAGTTTGAATATCAATCACTGGCAAGGAAGGTGAAAAAATGAACCCATTGATAATTCCATCGGCAATGTCAGGATTAGGAGCGTTGATTTCCCTCTTTACTCGTCCCCGGGGGGCTGAATATAATTACGAGACTTCTCCCTGGATGCAGGAGATATGGAATCTTTTACAGAATTTGCCTCAACCTGATGTGGGAAGGCAGATGATGGCTATAGCTACCCCTGCTATTGGCAGACAGCGGGCACAGACAGCAGGGGAGATAGGCAGTTTAGCAACCAGAGGGGGATATTCAGGCAGTCCTGCACACGGAGCGTTACTAGCAAAATTAGGTGGAGGAACAAGTGGAGCATTGGGAGAGGCGGCTACAAGAGCAGGATTGTCTCAAGCAGAAGCAGAAGCCAATCAAAGGCAATTCAGGTTGGGAGCTTTGAGCAATCTGGCGGCGATGCAACAGCAGGGGATGGGAGAGGCTCAGAGGTGGAATCTACAGAACGAGATAAATCGTCAACAGTATTGGCCTCAATTTGGGGCAGGTATGATGGGTATGGGAGGAAATATCCTGGCGGGTGTTCTGGGCAGACCTGATATGCAGTGGTTGAAGGATTTGCTGGAGAAATACCAGATGCAAGGTGGACAAGGTGGACAAGTTATGCCTCAGTGGTTGAATCAACCAGGCTGGAGACTTAGATAATGGCTAACGGATTCTATGATCCCTGGGCGGGCCTACCGCAGGTAGGGGCAAATATAGGGCAGGCTATTCAGCAGAAGGGCCAACAACGATGGCAGACTATGCTTCAACAGATGCAACAGGAACAGCAGAGGCGGTATCAGGAATCATTGCCTCAATATAAGATAGCTGAACAACAGCTTAGAGATATGGGCAAACAAGCTCTAATCGCAGCGAATTTCGTTAAAGCTCAAAGTGAGATTACTCCTTTCTTAACTAAGTTTGGATTGGATAAAATTTTTCAACCAAAAGAAGAAGAGAAATTATATGGCATGGCGTCACAATATCCTAGTGAAGTCAGTCCCCAACTTTATAGCTGGTTAAGCAAGACGATAGAAGACAAAAGAGAGGCAGAAAGTAGGAGGGGTTTACGGGAGGCCCAGAGAATTGGGGCATTGCGACCCCCTACTGGTGGGAAGGTAGGAGAGCCATCGATTGGTGAGAACATTAGATTATATGATAGAGCAAAAACCTTTCTATATGGAATTACTCCTGACTATTATCAACCATTAGATAAAAATAAACAACCAATAGATGGGCCTCAACCTATCCCAGGCACAGGAGAAAAGGGATTCTTGGAAGAGATGGGTTTGCCTGCGAGGGGATTACCTATAGCAAAAGTCAAAATGGGGCCTTTCCAACCTGGGGAAGAACCGATAGGGAAAATGTGGCAAGAGTGGGATAAAAGAAAATTAGAATTGCCACCAGAAGCAAGGAAAATCGTTGAGGATAGACTTATCAGCACTTTCGGGCCAAAAGAAACAGGGGTAACTCAGAATTTTCCCAGGGGCGAGATGGGCGGCGTCTATCAAAAACTTGTGGCTAAATACGGTAAAGATAGAGTTGAGGGTGAGATTAAGCGTTGGATTGCTACGGGAGATTATGGCCGAGAAACTGCAATTATAGGAATTGGTAATTACTTGCTAAAATAATATGCCAGATTTACAAGATTTAATAGGTGAAATACCAAAAGGGAACAGAGGTAGGCAAGATTTGAGTGATCTTGTTGGGGAAATTCCGAAAAGACAAATTCCTCAACTTCAACCTCTCCCTCCAGGAATGGCTCCTCAATTTGAGCAACCTCAAATGGGGATGACCACCGCTCCAGCGTTGTCAACGGGAGTGGAGCAACCGCCTATCCCCTTTGTTTCTGCTCCTGAATTTAGGGCGGCAGAGGGAATACCTACAAGAGAGTTAACGCCTAAGGAAGAGAAAACAATTACAGAGGAATGGTGGAAAGAAAAACCAGGCAGAAAGCCAAGGAAAGATTGGGAGAAAAAATCTCTTGATGTTGGTTTTGATATTGCCCTGTGGACTGCACTAAGTCTTTCTACAGGTGGAGGAGCAGCTCCAGGGCTACTAAAATCCCTCGGTGGTAAGGGGCTCATACGATTATTACCTAAAACTTTGGCAACAGGAGCAAAGGTTGGGGCCACATATGGTTTTATTAAATCATATTTGGAACAGCTTTTGGAAGATAAAGGTTATGTTCCCAATAAAGAGGTTGCCAAACAGGTAGTTACTAATGCCTTATATGCTGCCGCCTTATATGGAACGGGTCTGGCCGCAAAAGGTATTCACCAAAAACTTACCAAGGAACTTATTATTAAATTGGGCAAACCTTTAACGGTTACTCTTACCAAAACAGATATAAAGGCCATTCATGGACTGGGTGGGAAGGGAACGGAGATAACTGCCATGCCTGGATATAGCAAAGTGGTGAGGCAAATAATGAAAACTGGGGCACCGCAGGATATTACTATTACTCCAGAAACTCTGGCTAAAGTGGTAGATAAACCTTGGTGGAAAGTCATAAAAACGAAATTAGGGATTAAACCTTTTGAATGGGCTATCCCTACACATGATATAAAGATGGAATTGGCACGTAAAGCATTGCCATCCGAAGGAAGATATATGCCAGTTCCTTATCAGAAAGCCAAGCCTCCATTCCAACCCAAAGTTGGTATGCCTCCAGGATTTGGAGTTAAGCCACCGCCATATGCTCCCATAGAGGCCAAGGGTATCCCCAAAGAGATTGAATTGATGCGGGAATGGGAGCCGGCATTCAAACAGATAGAGAAACAACAGGCAAAAGTTGGGCCAGGGGTTACTCCTCCCACCTTCAAACCTACTGGTTGGTTACGGAAATTCCAAGCTCCAGAAACCTATCCGAAGTTGAAAGGTCTTGCTGTTTTTGATTTGGACAAGGGGAGATTATTATTGCCTTCGGAATTAGGGAGGATAGCAAACCTTCCTGCGGGCATAAGTCACGAAGAGCTCATTGGAGCAAACCAGTTAGGTAAAGGGAATTTGCAGGAAGATTATGCTGAATCTCCACGGATAACCGTAGAGTCTCCAAAACAGATTTCAATGCGGATGGATGAGGATAATTATTTAACGAAAACTGGTATTCTATCTGAAGAGGAAAGATTCGATAATTTATTTAATGCTGCGAGAGCACTAAAGAAAGTTGGGGTTCCTTCTAATGTGCGACTTAATATACCTGAAATTAAATATCATAATACACTTGGGCAATTTATAACCCCCAAAACTCCTCCCACCTTCAAATCTACTGGTGCGGCTGGTGAGGTTGTGAAGCCGACAGTTCCACCACAGCCAGAGTTGTTTGCCTATGAGATTACTGATAATAGAGGAAACAGTTTTATTAGTAAGACTCCAGTAAAAGTTGGTGATAAGGTTTCTGGCAGCCTCTATGTTATT